AACTCTCTTTTAGTTAGAGAAGAAATCGCGGACTTCATAGCTGTTCTAACAATGTCTCTGTCTGGAAGAATGTCAAGACTATCATTGTCTAATGATATCACTTCTTTCAATGTGCAGTTTTCGTCATCTGCATAGTAAGATTGATCAAGAGAAAGTATGTTTTTTGTTTTGGATGCTGCCAAAACATTCCGTCTCATACTTTCACTAATCTCTTCGCCTTCTTGAAGTTTTTCAATTGCTTCATCCAGAGATGAATTCTCATTCTTCATCTCTTTAGCAATTTTACTTTGAGCTGCTCTGACATGAGAGGGAATTTTGATGACCTGAGAGGGATCATGGTTCATGATGTAGTTGTTGACTGCTTGTCTAATCCACCATGTCGCATATGTGGAGAACTTGAATCCACGAGAAGGATCAAATCCCCTAATTGCATCCATCAATCCAAATACACCCTCTTGAATAAGATCATCTTTGTGTTTCTCAAATGTCTTTTTCGAATAGTATTTGTTGATAATGAATGTAATCAATGGTTGATTGCGTTTTATGATTTCATTTCTAACTTTCAAACTTTCATTCTTCTTGAATTCAAGAAAGAGGTCTGCGTCTGCCATGTCAGAAAATTCATTTTTCGGGGATACTTTTTCAATAATCATTCACTGTCTCCATGTCTCATGTTAGCCATTTTGACCAACAATTTCAACAACAATAATTTTAGATTATTGAATGTCAAGAAAAAATGTTTTGAAATTTTGCATCAAACTCTTCTTTGTCCATTTGGAGGGCTTCATGCGGTTCTCCATTTTTCGAAAGATACCAAGCGGCATACTGGTCGACAAAACTCTTTTCTGCCTCTGAGAGTTCTCTATTTTCGAAGTCAGCCAACACACCAAGGAAGAGCCCTTCTTCCGTTCGAATCGCAATCGTATTCTTTTTTATATGAACATATTTGATTGGTATTAGACCAACACAACGAAGCAAATACAAATTGTTTCTGTAAGTAACAATCTTCATAACCCACCTCCAAAAAAGAAAAAAACCTTTGGAGGCAAGCCCCAAAGGTCAAATACTTGAACTGTTTCCGTCGTCCATAACTCTAAATATCTTTCTTTCTCAATCTATTTGCTTGTTCTTCACAAATAACTGTAAACATCTCAGCACTTTCTTTGTAATTCTTCGAAAGAAACAAAGGAACCAAAGCATTTCTCAAATCTGGATCGAGGCGATCCATTGCAGCAATCAAGAGAGTGTTTATGTCTTCTTCGTTTTTTATATCCATTTTACCTCAATAGTTGGAAATTCTTATTGAAGAATTCTTCAATGACTCCGTCCCAATCTTCCTTTGCTTCTATTGTATCAGTTGTTGGAAGAGAAATCTGGCAATATATCAAATTACACTTTGGTGTTAGGCATTTCAAAAACAAAGAACGACCGAGAATTTTTTGTGTTTTCTCAATCTCTGTTTCAACTTCAATTAGGTTTCGAAGTTCGTTGCCCGTAAGTCGAACAATACGAACTTCATATACAAGCCCAAGATAAACAAGGTTTTTGTACTTTTCCTTTTTCTCTTCTTTGATGGGAGTGTGTGGGGCAAGTTTTAGGGTATTCCAATACTGGATTGGGGTTATGTTTACAAATACCTTACCAATCTCAAAAAACGGATGGTCTTCTTTTTCATAGAAAGCTTCATGGTGGTATGTTGAAACATCAAGACTTTCCATAATTCGGATTGTCTCAATATCAAAACTTTCATCCAAGACATTCAAGTATTTTGTCAATCTCATCGCAAAGCTCTTTATTCTTAGAGCTTGCCGCGCTTCTTCTCAGAGATTTTAATTTTTCTTTGGCTTCGTAATGTTTCTTGGTTTTGTTTTCCAAATCTCCAAGAACCTTTTTTACGCCTCCGAGCAATGTAAGACCATCGCAATCCATGCCTCTTTTTGAAAGTTCCAAAGTGGCAGCTCTAATTTGATTTCGTTGGAAAGCGTTTTCATTGGATAAACGAACAATTACTTCATCATCCGTCCCAAGTTCTTTGCGCTGCTCAACATTCTTTGCTTCTGCATTACCAGGGAAAGAAGGAAGCATTGACTTTCCAGCCATATCAATAAGTATGATGGAAATCATGCAAAAGGAAAAAACAAAAACGAGAGGAGTTGCCTCCTCTCGTCTTATTCACAAACAACCTATGTTGGTAAGCGGCTTTAGAGTGCCCCGCAGCCGCTTTTCAGTTCACTTACCTTCGGGAGCCTTCTTCGCGGACGGGCGAACCACGTTCACGAGGTGATCCTTACAAAGCGGCTGGAGCAAGAGAACCAAGTCTCGACGCGGAACCAGCGGCATGTAATAGGTCATGAAAAGCTCACCCGGAAGATCCTTGAGGAAGAGGGCAAGCTGCTCGACCTGCTCCTTCGTCACCGGACGCTCCTTCTTGGTCTTTGCATCCGGCTTCGTCAGGTAAGAAACGACCTTTTCGCCGCACTCACCGAGACGGTTGACCGTCGTATTTCCGAGCTTCTTCTTTGCCTTCTCCCAATCACGCAGGATTTCCTCGGCGGAAACCTGACGGTCACGAGTCTTGCAGAAGTTGGTGAACTTGATTCCAGCCTCGACGCCGACCATTGCCGTTGCCATGACGTAGAAAACGTGATTGTCCGGATGCTCGTAAAGGTTTGCTCCACGAAGCTGCTCGTCCAGACGGATCCAAGCACGACGGTCCGGATACTTCTTCATCGGCTCGAACACACCCTTGTGCTCCAAGAACTGCTCGTTCTGACGAATGAATTCGATCAAAGCCTGATCGACCTGAATGCTTTCTGCGTACTTGATCCACTCGCTCGGAGTCGGATCCAGCTCGACCGTTGCGGTACGCGAGATTTCTGCCGGGTCCTGCTGCTGGACTGTGTACTCGTCGCCGACGTTCTCAGCCACGAAGACTCGCGTCCCCTCGTGAAGCAAAAGGCTGTAATAAGCCTTGCTGTCAGCGATCTGGAAAACTGCCTGCTTCACCTGCTCAAGAGCACGGTTTCGCTCGTCGAGGAAAAGAACGACCGGAAAGTCGCTTGCATTCACGAGCCAATCGACCGGCTTGTAAGCCGTTGCGTGCTCGCCGGAAGGACGAACCTCCATGAAAGGAAGACCGATCATGTCACCTTCCGTCATCTGCGAAAGGCGACGCTCGACGACGGGAAGACCAAACTCGTACTTCCAGATTTCCGAGTTGTTTCGCTTGAGGATCTTCACGACCGAACGCTCCTTCGAGAGCGCCTTCGTTACCTTCGCGCAAAACTCGGGATCCTTGTACGCCTCGTGGCGAAGGTCTGCTGCGACCTGATAGACACCTTCGGACTTACCGACAGCGTGTCGACCACGAATACAGATGGAGATATCCGGCGAAAGGGTCTTCGCCATCTGCTTGAGCGATTCCATGGAAACGGTGATTGCTAGAGAGTTGTTATTTGCCATTTTATTCCTGTTTTTGGTTGTTTGTGTTTGTTGTTGAGGACAGTGCCTCGTCGTAGTTCGTTATCGTGTCTCGATGTATTCAATGTAGCAGGGTTGGAGTCGATTTTCAAGGTTATTTTCAAGAAAACTTTGGAAAATGGTTATTGGGTGCGGTGCGCGACTTGGGACCGACCCACAAACTTTACTTCTTCTCCATCCACAAAATACCGGAAGCGTTCGCGAACATTGTAAAGTGTGAATAGCTTGTACTTGATTTCAATATCAGTCGAAAGGTCCAAAACGTGAAGGACTCTCTTCGTTAGTTGAAGGACAAGAAAAGTTCGGGGATTTTCTTTTGAAATTCGAAAACTTTTCAAGCTTCGAAAATCCGGAAAAGGAAAACTGACATTTCCAACTGGAACCATTTCACCCGAGACGTCACGTACAATGTCCTGCACAGAAATCACAAAAAGAGAACCATTCTCAATGGGACGGTCGGGTTCGATTCTTGAAATAATTCTCATTTTGTCTTTCTGAACCTATGAGTGGAAGATAACCAATTAGAGTATGTCTATCACTCAGACGCGCGATGAATAGAAATCACATGTCCGCAACATGGAAGTTTCAGGGTCCACGAATAGAAAGTTCGAGCTCCCTTGTAACCAATCATGTGCTTCTTAGCTTCACCATAGTTGTATGACACGGTTGATCCGCATTTGTCGCAAACCACCGAAGCGTGTTGATCCCCAAGTTTTGTTACTGTTGCCATATATTTCTCAATTTGTTAGCTGTGGAAGTTCGCGCGAATATATATCCCTCCGCAAGGAACAGAAGGAAATGATAAATGTCACCTCCTCGAATGTCAATCGTGCGTAGAATCTTTTCCGCCTTTTCAGCTTCTTCACCTACAGTCTGCTTGATTAGGTCGATGATGAAATCCGAGTCGATGAAATGGCTCGTCCCATCCACCACAATCTCCCAATGCTTAGTTTCGAGATTCTTTTCCTCGAAGAAAACCTCAAAAAATTCTTGACTCGTCATTTCAGTGTACCTCTTTCAGAGTCACGACGGAACAATTTCCGTCGTGATTCCTTCCTTTGCAAGTTTTGCCGAATAGATCGATGCTGCGCGAGAGTCCAGTACAAAAGGAAGGTGAAGGTTTTCAAGTTTGTGAGAAATAATAGCCTCCATGAGGTCACGGGCGGCATGTACATCACCCCGACGGGCGACGTGCTCCGAAAAGAGTGGTTCGATTCGGACTGCAATCATAGAAATCTCACGAAGAAGTTCCACTATCCTTAGAATGTCATGTCCATTGTCGACATGACGAACGAAAAGTCGCATGCATCCCTGGTCACGCACAACGGGCTTCGTCGTCTCAACAGGAACCTCTCCAGGCTCAAGAACCTTTTCACAGAGGCTCTTGACCATTTCAAAAACGACTTCCATCAGAGGAGCGCCTGCTGGCTCTGGAAGCTTGCTGAGACTTTCGAGAGCTTCCAGAAGGTTTCGAAGCTCGCTGATCTGATTGTCATACTTCATGATGATTTCTTTCGATTGGATTGTTCTGTGTACAGAACAGAGAGAGCTTCGTACAGCGCGTTAGCTTCCATGCCAACAAGTTTTGGGTCCCGAGTATCCAGCTCGGACTCGATAAACTCGACGAGTGCCGTAAGCGTGGAAATCCGCTCTTCAAGCTCTTCGTCTGTCATCGAGTTAGCGTACATTGGTTTCAGTCCCTTGACATGAAAGATTGCCAGACACGCTCGATGGACGGTGCCTCACGCGCTTCCTGAATTTGGAGAGCCATGCGAGCAATGACACTCGCTCCAAAAAGGACACCGCAGAAGGACACCGAAGCTGTCGTTCCCGCTCCAGTGAAGGCGAGCGCGAGCTGATTGACGAGAGCCCACACAACCCAACCACCACCGAAGAGAATGAGTTGCGACACAGCGAAAGCGACGACGAAAAGAAAAAGGCGTTCCATGTTTTGTTCCTACGTGAAGGATTGTTCTGACTACGTTGTTTTTCAGAGTGTGGAGATTTCCAGAACGGTGATCTCGGTGTACTCTTCCGAGCGAAGACGCTTGTCCGTCTCCGAAATAAGATGACCGTCCTTATCGAGGCGAGCCTTCGAAACGCGAACCTCCGAAGGGTCCCAATGACGGTATGCCTCGTCGAGCCGGTTCCACTCACGAATGACGACACGCGTGTCGTCATCCAATCCTTCGATCAACTCTCGAAGCTCACCAACCGTTACCGTTCTGTCGTATGCCATGTTTTGTTCTTCTGTTTAGTGTTCGTTATTTTCATCAAAAAGGTTGAACAGACATGCCTGTTCTCCGCGAGGAGTGTGGCTCTCCGTCCATTCCTTCAAATTTTCGAAGCGATCCTTTTGACGCGCGACTTTCTCCAACGCGTCCGCAAGTGCAGCTTCTAGCTCGCGTACCTTCGCGGACAGAGCAGCGATTTCTTCCTCAGAAACAACAATAGGACCAACGATGGTATTGAGAGACATGATGTTCACTTCCCCTTCGAGGCACGGGTCTTCTTCTTCGAGGTACACTCGACGTTCAGCTCGGGAGCAAGCTCGGCGATCAGAACCTTCTCGCGAGCGTGGGCGTCAGCCTTGCCACGAACCTTTTCGAGAAGCTCGATCGTGAAGTTTTCGGCACCGTGGGTGCGGAAAGCCTCGTGAAGAAGGTACGGACGAAGCTCCGTGAAGGCGTGGTGCATGTGCTTCTGCCAGCGACGCTTGAGAGCGTACGCGACCGAACGCGAGGGCATCGCAGTGATGCCGATGTAACGCTCGCCCGTCACCAGGCACGTGATCAGGTAGATCACGTGGTTCCGGTCGGTGCGGACCTTACGCTTGCGGCTGGTGCTCTTGCTTCCCTTATCCATGCTCTAACCATAACATGTCCGGAACCGATTTTCAAGAAATGCATGTCGAATTATGGATAACCCATCCTAGCCGAAAAAGAAGGGATTTTCAAGCAACAATTCCCCGGAAAAACAGGGCAATTATACTTAGTTTTTCCTCTAATTTTACGAATGGTACATAGTGTACCATTTTTGCACAGTTGGACCCATTTTGTACAGCTTGACTGGAATTCCAATTTGGCTGTAATTCCATCGTGGCTGGAATACAGTGACCTTGAATTATGCTGTCATTGGAATACAGTATACCTGTACTCCTCTGTAGTGCATGGTAACGTATGGTCATAGCCATACATTGTGCCAGGATGCATGTATGGTCAAAAAATTGTTGGGGCATTTCTTGAAAATCGATCCTAAATGTTGTATGGTAAGAGAGTAAGGAACAGGAGAAAACCATGTTCATCAAGTTTGACGACGCGTTTGCGAGTTTCCAACTTTGGCTCCGTGCAAATCCCAATGCGGCTGCCAAGCTTCCGTCGAAGTCGTTTGCTGACGCGCACGACGGTCGAGCCTTCGTGCAGAAGTACGCGAAGGAATGGACGAACGAAATGCTCTTTGCGTACCTGCTTGTGGCAGGTTGTGCCGAGGGGTCGACGTTCAACTGTGATGACCTTGTTGCCTGCGCGACCGAATCGCAGCAGGCTTGGCTAAATGGCGGCGACAAGACTGTTCGTTATCGGTTTCAGTCTCATTGGGATGGACACAATTTCGCGAATAGCCTCGAAGAAATGAAGGCTTCGACCATTCCATACATTCAAATTCACACTACTTCCAGCCCGAAGGGTGATGCCTACGTTTCGCTTGCGAAGGTGTCCGGCGTCGCCTACGGGGTCGAGCGTGGAGTTTTCAGTACGGGCATCTTGGAGAGGGTTATTCGTGGCGAGAAGAAGCTCTTCGTTTGGAAGAGCCTTTCGGAAGAAACGGCATATTTTCGGCGTTCGGAAAACGACCTCGGCACCGATTTCAGTAAGTACATGGCTCACTGCTTCGCCAAGCTCTATCGCATTTCGCTCAAGTCGAAGCCGAAGAAGGTCAAGCCGACCGTGGTGTCGAAGGCAGTCGAATTCCACACCGATCAGATGAAGCTGCTCGCGGTAGCGGACCAGCTCGCGGTGAAGCTTCAAGCTTTCCGAAGCGACCTCGAAAATGGAAATCTCAACAAGCAAGTGGTGACGGAACTTTACTGGCAGTTCGAGGAACTGCAACGGAACACCACGGAAACCAAGAAGACGCATAAGCGTTTTGTTGGTGAAACGGCGGAGGATACGCGGAAGCTCGCGGAGGCTGGTCTTACCAGCGAGAAGTGACAAAAAATGTCCAAGAAAGAACAACAGAAAAAGAAGAGGTTGAGTGAGGAGGAGTTTCTCCTACAGTCTCTTTATTTCCGCAAATATATCCTTCCGGATTTTCTGAACAAGAAGACGCCAGCAGCTTTTGCTTTTCTGGCAGAAATTCGAAAAGACCTTGAAGCCGAGGCGGACATTCAGTTCCACTTGGAAAAGGCACGCAAGGCAAACAACCCGCTCGTACCAGAAAAGAAGTGAGAGAAGACATGTTTGGAATTGGAAACGAACAAAAGGCAGTCGAAGTTTCGCAAGCGGAAATTGCGGAAGACATTGAAGTGGTTCGGAAGTTGTTCTTGAAGCATGAGAAGTTTCTTCGTGTGGAAGAGTCCAACGAAGGCGGACATTTCATTCGTGCTCCGATGCTTCGAAACTTGCAAAAAGAAATTCTTGATGCTCTTCCGGGACGGATTGTGATGAAGTTTGGTGGAAATCCACCCTTGGTTCATATCTTCTTCCGTGACCATCACTTTTTCGAGACGACTTATACCGAGCGAAAGCTTGTGACTCGCGTGCGTGAATTGGAGCGCGAAGTTGAATATCTTCGAAGTCTTGTTCGTGTGTACGAGGTTGCTCTTCACGGCAATGACCATTGACCCCGAGCTTGAAAGGAATTCCCATGACTAGCGCAGTTCAAAAGGAAAGCACGGCTCGAACGTTTCTTACGGTTCGAGAGCTTATCGCGGAGCTTCAAAAGCTTCCAGAAGACCTTCAAAACGCTCCAGTTGCAAAGAGTGTCTATGACCTTGGAAGTCATTCTTGGGTTGTGACTGGAGTTGATGAGCTTGTTCCTTCGCCTGCGAAGGTTGTAAAGGAACGTTACCTCGTTGAGGTTGATAATCCTGTGGAAGGAAAGCTTGTAAAGGTTGTCATCCTTTACTGAGATGCTTGATGCTTGAGGCAGCACTTACTGGCATCAAGTGAATTTTCTTGAAATTCCGGTTGGAATCTGATATGGTGAAACCATGCTAATCAACCTAGATAAGGCTCTTCGCTCATTCAAAAAGTGGGCAAAAGAAAATCCAGAAAACACCGTTGGATATAAGTACGATTATTACTCTTGTGTTGGCATCAAGAATATGGATGCCTGGATGGAGAAACACTATAGTAAGTGGACAGAGGAACAAAGAGCTGCATATTTGTTGATTTCTTGGCAACGTTCACTTACTGCTCCGACGTTTCCGAATGGAAAGAGATATCCAGATGGAAGCGATTTCTTCCTCAAACACTACACTGGATTGTTTTTCAATGATCCAACCAAGAAGTCGATCAATCTTGGAACTCCTGAAAACAACTTTCAAAGTTGTTCATTTTTAGTTGTTGAAACAACAGAAAATTCTTGGAAGGGCAAGATAACGAAATATCACATTCCAATCGTAAGCTCATATACGTCGGAATGGAGGGCTTTCAATGATGCGAAGGGCGCGTTCGAAGCGGGCGAATCTTGGTATCTTGAGAGAAGGAGAAAAGCCTTCGTGAAGGACTTTCAAAAGGTTGTGCAAGAGAACGCAGACATACTTTTGGAAAGTAAAGGTCCTGTTATCGATCCAAAGTTCATGGAAGCTGCCCTCAATTTTCAACAGGAGCAGTTGGAACTTCTTCCGGACATTTCAAAACTTGAAAGAGTTTTGAAAGAGCTTCGAGAAGATATTGATGAAAGTGGGATTTCGAAGAGAAAAATCAATGAAGTCCAAGGAATTTTGAATGACCTCAACTACTCCTTGAAGCATATAAAAGAACATAATCCTATCATCGGCAAAACCAAGGAAGAGAGCTTGAAGATTTTCGACAAGGCACTTCAAGGTGGCATTCCTCGACTTCTTCGTACGGACAAGAGGAAGAAGAAAGTTCAAGAATGATGGAAATAGAAACAATTGATGTTCTAAAAACTCTTGATGATCTCTATACCTTTATCCGTTTCAAGGGAAAGGAAAAGAGAAATCTTCTTCCACAAAAGATAAGTTGGATTGAACGGGGACAATGGTTCAAAGAAGAACAAAACATAGATCCTGTCCTGAAGGAAAAGATCAGAAAAATTTCTGTATTTTTTGATTGGTGCGCTGCACCTTATGGTCGAAATGACCTTCTTCCTTTTCTTCCTTGTCCATCATCCTTTGTTTTGGATGGCGAAAAACTGAAAGAGGAAATCATCAGTAAAAATATACCTGTGTTTGGTGTAGAGAAACAAGGGAAGCAATTCTATTTTACTTGGACCACACATTGTGGCATTTTTGCCTTTGATGAAAACCTTATACCAAGCACTCAAAGTGCTTCTGTTTTTTACGAACTAAAAGAAATCATCAAGAAGAAATGGAACAAGGTTCGAGTTCTTGCTTCTCGTCCTTCTCCTCTCAAAATATATGAAAAGAGAATGAAAGCTGCTATCAGCTTCCAAGAAAAGCAAATGAAGTTTGCTGGAGAACTGAGAAAACAAATTCGAGACTTGGAAGAAATTGCAAAACTTTGTGAACAGGGACGCATTCATCGTAAAGTAAATGATGGGCTTTACGATCGATGTATGAAGCTTTATCAAAGCATTCATGACATTACTTCTTGCGAACCGAGCCTCACGGGCAATACATCAGAAGAAACTGATGAAAAAATCAAGAAAGCAATTGATGGTTCTATCTTGGTAAAGAAGTCTTCGAAAAAGAAGAAAGACTGACGTTCATTCGCTGAACAGTTCAGGTAGAACAGATTTCAACCAGTTTCTAACTTCTCCTTGAGGCATTTCACCAAGGTCTTTATAGGGTTTTGGTGTGCTGATAGACATAGAAGCAACAGACTTTAGTTTATTTCCAGCATCGTCATTGTCGGCAACGGCAATGACTTTTTTATTCATGGCAGCAAACCATGGTTTTAGCATCTTAGGATGATTTGCTAGAACAGCAATTGCAGGCATTCCAATGTTGTGCAGCTTGACAGCATCAAAGATACCCTCTGTGACAAATAGGAAATCTTGGTTGTCAAAGACAGTTTCCAAGCCCCAAACACCAATGGTCTTTTCTGGATGTTTTGTAATATACGTCCAGTATTTTGCCTTATCCCTGTCTCTGCTGTCGTTACCTGTCTTGGTTCCTTTTGGATTGTATTGTTGATATCCAACGAGTTGACCGGAAAGGTTGAAAAGAAGGAAAACGGCAAGGTTGTTTTCCTTGTCCATAATCACCCGTGTCTTTGATAGATCAACATCACGCGATCGAAGATGGGATTCAATGTCATCATTCTCACATAAAAGAATTTGTTTTAGAGAAAACATTTGAGTTTATCTTTCTCACAAGTTTGCGAACATGTCCTTGAAAAGGAATTTTGAATTAGCACGAGGTTCCCCAGTTTGTTTTGATTCTTCTGGATTGATCCAAATGATCATTTTCTCATAACGAACAGGACCATAAGAAATTACTTCGTTCTCTTTCTTATAAAGTTTTGGCATCTTTACCTTTGAGTTCAACTCATCAGGATTTAGCAGAAACTTACCATTCTTCTTTATTGGCATTGTCTTGAACAAAACAACATATTCTTGGAAAGAATATGCAAATTCTTTCAGAATTTCTTTTTTTGTAGTCCATGACAATATAGGAGAATGCTCTGTTTCCAATACACCATTTTCAAAAACCCAAAGACGTTCGTCGCCAGGATTTCTTGCAAGGTCTTCTTTTGATAGTCCAGTCGTATTGAAAAACAAATCTAAATTTACAGAACTAAAAGAAATTCCTCTATAAATCGGTTCATTTTCCGGAACAAGTAAGTTTGAATACTTGCCTTTCTGTGCCAGTTTGTAAACGTCCGGAAATTCCTGAGCTATTTTGTCCGCCACCTGACTATTGATCCATTGAAAAAGTCCTTTCTTGAAATCTTCTTCTTCTGGAGTCTCTGGTTGTTTCTCTGTTTTTGAAATGTCTTTTCTGTCTCTATCAAAGAGATACTTGCCAAAAACATCATTTGGTTTGGCTTCGGACGGAGCGTCTTCAAATATTAATTTTTTGATGCTCATGACTCTTCTGTCTTTTCTGGATAGTTTACACGACCGCCACTCATCGTTGCACCAGAGAAAAGGTCATTGAAGAACGGAATGACAAACTTTCTTCCTTTGTAAATCGAATAAAAATCATCTTGATCTTGCGCAACAGGAAGAACAACACTTCTTGGTTCCGTGGCATTTCCAGAGCCATCTGTGTAAAGAAGTTCTGCTTTCATTTGACCATCTTCTTGTCTCTCAACGAAGATTACACTTTCTTGTTCAAACTTCTTTCCAAGGAAAAGTAGATCATCTTTCGAAATGTTTGGAATAACTAAAGGCTTTTCAACGTTTCCATATTTGCCTTGTATTTGGTAGAAACCATAACCAGCTTGACGTAGAGATTGTGCAAGCATCTTGTTTCTCTTCTTGTTTTCTTCTGGAGGCAGTTCCTTCGCAAATGGATTTTCTGCTGTCACAATTCCGATTGATGAAATGTTTTTTTCTTGTCCTGTGAGGCTTCTCATCAGTTTTGAATATCCACCCTCTGCAAGGTCCCCTTCATTTATTTGCACAGCCTCAGAGAGCCTTCTAGGTGCCTTGCCGTTGAAGCCAAATAGATGAGGTGAGACAAGAGCAGGACGAACAGAAAGAAGGTCACGAAGTCGAAGTTTACCTTCACCATAAAGGTCAACAATTTCAATTCCTCGTTTCTCTTCATCTTCATTTTCTTTGCTTGATTTATCATCCCAATACCAAGGTGCTTCATCATTTGGATTTGGAAGTTGAAGTTCATCCTGCTTCTGCTGATTTCTTTCGTCTTCTTCTTTCTTTTGACGATCAATCTCCCAAGGAGACGGAACCCAATCTTGTTCACTTAGGGTTTCTGAACTTGAGATGTTTTCTTTGATTGTGAACTTTTTCTTCTTACTCATTTTCATTCTCCATCAGATCATACATGCTTCGGATGATCCTTCTTAGGGATACGGTACCAAACTCATTTGATATAAATACTGCTGTCGCAGCTTGAACTTTCACATCTCCGAAAGAAATAACTTCACCTTCAGTCGAAAGCATGTTGATCATTGCCACATGATCGCTGTCCTTCGGTCGTAAGTTCGAGGTCATTTCATAAGGGTTTAGAAGGAATTTTCCATTTGATGGATTGGGCACTGTCTTCATCAAGATATTCACTTCTCCCCCTTTTAGGAAATTCTGCAATATAAGAGGCTCAATTCCCCAAGACTGAAGTTTTTTGTTTGGCGGCGGATAAGAAATAGGAATATCGACTTTGAAAGGAATATTATCAAGAACTTTTTGGAGCTCAATACCATTCTTCAAATCTTCAATCTTTTTCTGAAAGGTTGGATTTGATGTTAGTCCAAGGGCTTTTGCCACATTGAAACCATGAACAATCCGATAAACAGGACGTTCTTCATCTGGCTTTAGAAACTTTTCATACTTTCCTTGACGAACAAGTTTCCAAGCTTCTTCAAAATTGGATGAAAGGGCAGTGTGATGAGTGTCGTTTATCCAAGACGCTAAGGAATCAAGAAGTTCATCTTCTTCGGGGGTATTCTTTTCTTTTGAAGCCCTAGTTTCAGCTCGCTGATCACCAAACAAAAACTCTCCAAAGATATCATCTTTGGAGGCTTCGACTTCTTGTTCAACAATCATATCAACAATGCCTTCAAGGACCGATTGAAGTTGTTCTTTTTCCTTTGAGGAAGCTACATCTTCAAGACCTTTCAAAGCCTGTTTCTTGGCATCGAGTTTCTTTTGTTTCTGACGTTCTGCATAGGACTTTGCATCAGTACCTAAAGCTGTGTCAGTTGAACCGACTTTCGTTGGTTTCGTAGGAATCATGAGGATAAATAGAGAAATTATTCATCATCATCCCAAATACTTACAACCCCAGGAGCGGGAATAGGTGAAAAGAAATTTTTTGTAAACTCCAAATCTCCAACAATCCAGTCAGGTCTACTTTTCTCATTCTCTTCTGTTCGAGGATTTGCTTTATTCAAACCATGAACAAACGTCCATCTACAATCTTCACATGAATATCGAATGGCACTATCACATGGATGACAAGACAGAAATCTTGGTGTTCCATCTGGATTTGTTCCGGATTTATATGTGTGGCAATCATAAGCCCAATAAAGATTGGTCGATGAACAATTTGGACATTTCTGTTTCATAGCTTGAGTATGACATTTCAGTGCTAATTTTTCAAAGATTGTGTTTGTCATGTTCTTCTTTGTGGCAGGATTTACAAAGAACAATTCCTGAGACGTTGTTGTCAATATGATATTGAGCGACTTCATTAGAGATTTTTTGTTTTAGAGCAAATGTTTCCTCTGTTGTTGGAAGACCAAAATAATCTTTCCAATTGTTAGAGATAGCTATACGTCTTACAATTTCACTCATTTGTTCTTTGTTGTGATGAACTTCAAGGTCTGCTCTTGGAGTATCATTTCTACTTGCTTTACACTTTTCACAAGAAAAATTTGATGCTGCAAGTTTTGGATATTTCCATTTTTCAAAAAGTTTTTTACTCGCATGACACGTGGCTAAAAGAGATGAAGTTCCACCTTTCCATTGTGAATGGTCCTTGCCTGACAAAGTTGGAATAGTTCCATTCAAGCGATTTTCTTTCATTCGTTTTGAACGCTTTTCCTTTTCTGGACCTTTTACAATGGACTGAGACATTTTGGCAATGCGTTTATCAGTTTCTTTTGTAAGACCCTTCGCCCAATGTTCACCAGTTTCATTCAAATGAAAAGGTTTCCAAGTCCCATCTTCAACCATTTTTCTTCGTGTTGAAGCACTCTTTTGCTGTATCTTCTCTGATACGAAGTTATTCTTGACCCGAGACTGATGTCCTTGAATAAAGTCTCGATAACCTCTTGTAATATCAAGAAATTTTGGCTCCTCATCACAACCACATTTACACTTCGGAGCAATGTCATTCAAAAAGTATTTGGTATAAAACTCTTTTGATGAAACCTTGTGTCCTTTTCTGCAATGAGCAGAAAGAGAAATGAGTGATGGATAACTGTTTTGACAATATGGACAAATAAACATGGCTACAACCTCTTAATTGAAGTGTAGCCACTCAAGACTGCATTGTCTAAAGATATAGTCTAAAACTGCAAAACCGCGTTGTCAAATCGGATTGTAAGAGAAATTTCAACAAGGTCAGAACCTTCCATTGCCAAGTCACCAAAGGTTGCGTTTGTAATGAAAGCACCCTTGATATCCCAAAGTTGAATGACTGTTCCAACAGGATCAAGCATCTTGATTTGAATGTCGCGCTTGTAGAAATCAGCATAGCCGGAACGACCTGAGACGCTTTCAAAGCAAAGACGAACCCATTCCATAACCTGCTGAGCGCCTGATGGAGCGATGGCGTCATGAAGCGTAACAGTCATTGTTTCAAAGGTTGTTTTTCCTGCAATGTAGCGAGTGCTGTTGATCCAAGGAATAGCAACTTCCTCTGTTGCCATTGTTGGACGAGCTGCTGTCTTGATAAGGAAACTGTCAATTCCCTCAATTGCAAGAACAAATCGACGCTTTGCGATTGGTTCAAATTTCGTAGGAAGCATTTCGGTTACGCCTAATGTAGTTGCCATCTTTTATCTCCAAATATCAGCTATTCTGATTTCTTTGTTTAATTAGTCTTATTTTTTCTTTTTTCGAAAGTTGCTTATCAGTTGATGAAACTTTGGTTGAATGTTCAAAATCAAATACAGAAGTCCACCAATGAACAAGGTATTGGCAATAGAAAGAACCAATACCATTATGAGAAAGTAAACCATCCAAACGAGATCAGAAATCACGTTCCATGCCCATGCCTGGATTATCTTTCCAAGCGGCATCAGAAACTCTCTTTTCTAAATCCTCAACTTCAATTAGAAGAACTTCTAATTCTTTTATAACTGGCTCAACTATATCTCTTGCCCATCCAAGAGGACGATTTCCCATTTTATCCAAAAGTTTTTGAAGTACAGAAATAATCTTCTTTATTTTTACAGTTGGACTCGTTTTCAAATGATCACTGACAACTTGCTCAACCAATTTACTAAGTTGTTTCTTTGTAATTTTCATCTCATCCTACCTTATATCCGTATTTGTTCTTCAATCCACGAACAAGATACTTCCAAACAGTTTCATTTCCCTGGCAAATTTCTGCAATGTCTTCAAGAAGTTCTTCGTTTGAAAGACCATTCTCTGCTCTGAAACGAAATAACCAAGCAAGTTTACCATCAGTTTCCGGCTCGATTTGTTCCTCAAGTTTTTCGTCGCAACCTTCATCTAGTCCGCCGAATGAAATGCCGTGTTCACCACTCTTTTTCTTGGCAAGCTCTTTTGCATCCCAAACAATGTCATCATCATACAATGTTCCATATTCAAAAACAACGTCATCAAGCTGTTTTCGAATTTCTGGATCCAGACTTTCAATATCGATTTCGTCTTCGTATGAAGTTGACATGAGAAGTGGAACAACCTTAGAATGTTCCAAATCCATATCAAAGTTGGCTGGATCGATATTACGAGTCAAAAGTGAATAAGCAAGAGCCAGTTCATCACGTGAACGTCCTTTTGGACCAGACATTTCAGGCGAACTATCAAGCTGTTCTTTCATGACCTGCTTCAAAGAAGACAAAGTCAACTTCTCCGCTAGTTTATTTATTTGTTTCGAAGTTAACTTCATCTTCTATCATCCTGCAATAAAGTTGCCTCTGTTGTTGAGAACAAAGGAGATATCCAAGAATTCCAAAGTCTTCGTTGGTAGAATCATGATTCTTCCACGAATGGTGTTATTTTCGATATCTGCCAACGTGGTCGTTGTTGTATCGATTTGAACAAGATACTTGTCAACACCCTTGTTATCTTGCACGCGCTTCAAGATTGGTTTTACCAAGTTTGAGAAACGCTCAAGTGTTGCTTCTCTGTTTTGCTCAAAGATGATTCGGTCAGCAATCTGTTTGACTTGACGACGAAGAGAAATCAAGAGACGACGAACGTTTACACGATCAAATGCACTTTCAGTTTGAAGAAGTGTTCTTTGACCCCAAACAACCGTTCCTTCAGAACCTGCAAATACAGCCAATGGATTGATGTTTGCGGACTGCAAGTCATCCAAGTTGTCTCGTGAAAGACGAACCGCTGGACGAACTGTTGTTTCAAGAGCGCCCCTTGTGAAACCTGCTGGAGCAAACCATGGGTATCCAACGCTGTCATTCTTAGCAAATGCACCAAGAACTGCTGCGGTTGAAGCTGCTGTTCTAGTTGTGTTGTTGAAGTCGTCACGGATAACAACGTCAGGGAAGTATGCAGCACCGAAAGATGAATTCAATCCTCTGTTGTTGAAGTTGTTTGCAGTGTTGACAACAGAAAGAGTTTGTGAAGAACTTGAAACTTCTGTGCTGTTTACATCGATGTTTTGAATATCCATCAAATACAAAGCATCATAACGGTTCTCAACCATATTCAATGCGTTGTCTGTAACGTAGGTGTTTCGAATTCCTGGAAGTGCAAGAAGTTGAATATCAACTTCTGTTACATCTGACAAGATGTTCAAAGCTGTAAGATATGAACTTACCGTTGGACCATCCACCGTTCCGCGGTTTGTGTTATCCATTTCTTCTTCAACAGCAACGTTCGTAAAGTAACGTGTTCCTTGATTGAAGATATTGACTCCATCAAATCCACCGAAAAGAGGTACTGTGAACTTAGCCAACTGTCTTACAGAGCTGTCTGTAAGGTCTGAAGTTGCAAGAGCACGGAAACCGTTTGTTGAGTCATTTGAGATATTTCCTTGACGAACATAAGACCATGTAACAGCATTCACAGTATCAACAAGACCTGTTGAAGGAGTGTACTTGATCTTGACTTTATTCAAAGTGAAATAGTTGTTATTGTATGCATCTGCATCAACAATACCATTTTCAGTTGTTGCTTGAGCGCCTTGGTTGTCATAAACAACAAAGTCTGCCCAATTCGTTTGGAAATCTGGATAGTATTGAACGAAGCTTCCAATGCCTGTCTCAATCTCTGTCGATTTGTTTGGTTCAGTTACAGAGGTTTGACGCTCAAATTGAACACCCCAATACAAGCTGCGGTCAACTGTTTGGTTAGGTGAAGCTCCTCTTGAAAGAGACTTTCTGTAAGGAATTGGTGGCTGAACAAAGCGATAAGTGATTGGATCTGTACCCGAACCAGTTACGTAATATGTTCCATCATCATTCTGATTTCCGAACGGCGCAGAGCCCGAAACTTGAAAATGTTGAACACCACGGAAACCAAATGGAAGTGCTGTTGGATCAATCTCAGCATCTTCAACTTGAGCGTCCATCTCTACACGAATGTAAGAGGAAGCATTTGGGTAGTTTCCTTGAGTGATGAGCTTTTGACGATCGGATGAGTTATCAAAGTTCCAGAATGTGTGGAAGTCTCCAATCACTTTTGCAACATAGTTTTGTGCATTTGGATTGAGGGACAAACCTCTCCATTGTTCAAGAACTTTTTTGTTCTTATCTGTGTCGTTGTAATCACGAACAATAAGGTCAAATGTACCATATTGGTCAACAGTGCTTACAGATGGTGTAATGTTCTCAATGGAGAACTTCACACGCTTATTTGCATATTCACCGTCATCCAAAGACCAAACTCTAAAGAGATTTTGTGGTGAACCACCAAAGTTCTGAGACACAACCCAAGGGCTCTTTGGAGTCTTGTATCTGTCCTCGAAGTTTTCAAAGTTTGGCGTTACGGTTGAACCTGAGTTTCTGCTAAGAGAAGAAGAAACAAGGAAAGCAATCTGTTCTGTAAGGTATGTGCTTCCGGAAACAACACCTGAACCAGTTACGGTTGCAAGTGCTGGGTGAACAGGGAAATCCGCATAAAGGAAATGACCCTTTTCTTCAATCTTGAAAGGATCTGTATTGAAGACCTTTCCAAAATAGTTTGGAGCAGTTACATCGAAAGAAGCAGAAATAACATTTGGCTCATTCGAGTTTTTGAAACCGTTCAACAGAAGAACGAACTCTTGTAGACTTCCCGAGATGTTTACAGAACCCGTTACCTGACCTCCAGCGTTCGTCCATGTTCCGGAAGAAGATGCTGGGGTGTTCCATGGGGATGCAGAAGATGAGAGCGTTAGAAGAACGCCTGATGGCGCGAAAACTACACCTCGAACAACTGGCGTTCCTTCGGTTGGAAGTCCTGCGGAAGAGAAGAAATCGCTTCCTGAAGTTTCTTTCATGATTGAAGCAAGAAAGTATGTTCTTCCTTCATCTCCACCTGCATATGCATATGGATTGTCATTGAAAGCACCACCTGATGCATTTTGTGGAAGGTCTGAACCGACAACAAATCCAGCATTTACAACCTTACCGGAGTTACTTCCGTCTGTTGTTCTTGCAAGTGCATTACCTGCTCCAAGAACACGAAGATATGTAAGAGACTGAGCGTTCCTTAGCCATTCACTTGCTGCGATTGGACCATTGAAAATGTAGTCATTTGGACCACCAAAGACCTGATTGAAATCTTGAGTTGTCGGAACTGTAACAGGAACAAATGCCGGACCTCTTTGCGCAGCACCGACTACACCAGCAGGAATGCCAGTTGGTCGTGTTGCAGTTGGACCAGTTAGATTTTGAACTCTTACGGACACGCCTGCTGATTTGAAGCTGATAGTCATTTTTCTTTTCTCCATCCATGGCAGGAGGTTCTACTGCCGCACATTACAGCGAGAATGCTAGAATATTTCAAACTATGATCCTCGCAAAATTTTCTCAAATTTGTAAACTCAAAATGCTCACCACTTGGAGAAACTAAAATTCTTTTGTTTCTTTTTGGACGAACAGTTTTTTCAGGTTCAACACTTTCGTTATATGACCAAATAAATCCACCGCTCGTTTTTAGTTTACCATTACAACAAAGATTGATTGCTGAAGGGTTTCCATGTGTTTTAGTAGCAGCCTCATTGCAGCCAAAATGAACAGCCAAAAGATTTCCACGTTTGTCAAACTGGAATATTTTTCTACTGTTTTTGTTCAATCTTCCTCGGTTGCCAAACATTGGATTTCCATTTCCGAAATTTGCTTTTGAAAGTTTGTTGCGAACTTCCTCAGAAGGCATCTCAGCAGTCTTCTTTATGTTATAACATTTTGTTTTTTGATCCCAGAACTCATCTAAATATCTTTGCTCTTGAACAAGTAGATTTTCAGGACTACAAAATTTGGTAATGTGAAAAGCAAACACACCATCACCGTACTTGTTGAAATCATTTTGAAGAAATGGATTTGAATGCTTTCTCTTTTTTAGAGCATTGAAGTGTTCCCTTTTTCTTCTTTTGAGATCAATAGAACTTCCATAGTAAACACGACCATTGACTTCATTTTCAATTTTATATATTCCTGATTTGAAGCTGATTGTTGTCATTTTTTACCCTATTCTAACTATTGTTCAATCACTGAAACTCAACACCGGAGTTTGTAACAATGAAGTCGATTGCAATAAATTCAACTGCCTTCACTGGTACAAGTCTGATTTGACAGTTCAAACGATTTGCATCTGCATCTGCTTGTGTATTGTTTCTGTTATCACAGATTACATCAAAGAACTCAATTCCACCATTTGTTTGAACTTCTGACAAAAGTCTACGAAGTTGTTCACTCAAACGCTGTCTAAGTTCTGGAGTGATCTGTTCCCAAATCAAACTATTTCCAATTCCGATGACTTGGCGCTTTAGGTCAAGAAGAAGACGCTTCACGTTGATACGTTGAAGAGCCGTTCTCTCATTGTCCAATGTATTTTGTGAGAAGATAACGTAACCTTCACGAGGGAACTTGACGATTGGGTTAATTCTAACATCGGCAAGTCTTTCCTGATCTGGTTGGTTGATACGGACAGTCGTTCTTTCAACAAAGGAAAGTGCTGCACGGTTGAAACCTGCTGGTGCATACCAAGGATATGCAACCTTGTCATTGAATCCGATTGCAGCAAATGCAGCGACGGAGGCAGGAACAACAACACGGCGTTGAGTGTTCATATCTGTAATGATGATGTTTGGGAAGTAAGGAGCAACATATGAGTTGTCCAATGCTCGAAGCTCAAACTGATCTGCTGTGTTTTGAACGTCAGCACGTGTTGAAGCCGAAGCATCACCTTCTCCATCGAAAACTCTTTCAATGTCAACGTTGTAAGATGGAACGTCCATCGTGTAAAGGATAAGTCCATTTGTCGCAACAGCGTCAGCAACATAATCCGTCACAAGAGGCTCTCTTTGTCCAGGCACAGCAAGAAGATTGATTGAAGATGCCAAAGGATCTGTCATAATGTCCGTTGCTGTACGGAATGCAAAGATACTGTTGTTCAAGATACCTGTTGCATTTTGGTTGAAACCAAATCCTGGCGAAGTGAACGCAGCGTTTGCATTTCCAATGGTTGTTCCACGAGCTTCAGTTGAAGTTGAACGGTCATTGAATGTCGCAGCATTTTTATCAAGAATGTTTGTTCCATCAAATCCACCTGCCATAAGAGCTGTGAACTTCGTGAAATCAGAGAACTTGTTGAAGTCGGCTGCGCTTGTTCCCTTATTCAAAAGAGTTGCAAATGTGACTCTTTGAAGAGTTCCGTCCGTAATCTTGTAAGATGAAACATCTGGTTCACCATCACGAATGTAAGCTGCCTGTCGAATGTGTGTTTCAACAGATGAAGTTACGTCTGCAAGATTTTGGTTGTAAAGAGCAACACGAGCAAGAGTGAACTTGTTGCTATTGAATCTGTTCACAAAAGCTCCAGTTACAACTGTATCAAGCTTTGAAATACCGGCAAACTTGGTGTAACTCTCAACCAATGGGTTTGGTTCAGAGGAAACATTTGGGTTTACAACGTTATTGTTTCTGCTGTCCTTGACGCCCCAAAAGAGACGACGGTCTACAACTTCAAGATTGCCAGGCGCACCTCTCCAAGTTCCAGTTGTATCAACTGAACCACGAGTTAGTTTGAAACGATATGGCAATGGAGGAACAATTGCTCCAAGAAGTCTTCCTTCGCCTGAACCGGAAGCTCCAAGACGAATCGAGCCTGCTGAACCTGTGTTGTCAAGCAACGTTGGGTTAGTTGAAAGAACTTCGTATCCCTCATAACCAAAAGGCAAAGCCTCTGGTGGAGTAAATCCTGAGTTTAGGCTCTCATCCATCTCTACACGAATGTATTTGGACTGTCCTTGATGAATTCCATATTGTTGAAGTCTCTTGTCTCTTTCATCAACAACATCGAAGTTGAAAGAAGCGTAACTGTCACCAACAACTTTTGCAATGTAGTTGTCATCTGATGGATTCAATGAGAGATTATTGAACTGCTCAACGACTTGAGGTTCATAGTCGTTATCATCAAATGCACGAACAACCAAAGAGAAAGTTCCATACTTGTTTCTCAAATCTGTAGATTTCTTGACGTTTACAATAGAAACTTTGTATTTGTTGTTTGCGTAAGCACCATCATCTTTTGAGAAAATCTTGAAAAGACGATACTCATTCTTACCGAATGGTTGAGAAATGAACCATGGGGTTGATGGCGTTGTAAATCTTGTGTCGAAACGTCCAAAGAGCTGACGGAATGGAGAAGAAGTATCTCCACCTGTTGTGGTTGTATTTGCTGAACCTGATGCAAGGAAAAGGTCAGCCGAACCTGTGTTGATTGAAGCAAGTTCTGCATCAACAGCGTAATCTCCGTAAAGAACGTGATATTCCGTGCCAAACTTCTCTGGATTTGTGTTCAAAACTTTTGCGATGTAGTTTACACTTGTTGGATCAAGAGAAGCAGTAACAATTCTTACACCTGCAAATCCATCACTATTGGCGAATGAAGTTCCAACGGATGTTGAAATTGCCAACTTGAATGAACGGTCAAATGCCCCTGATGGAGCTGCAAAGCTATCAAGGTCTTCACTGTAGCTTTGGTTCCAATCAAGAACTTGAAGTCTTGTGCCCGAAGCTGCAAAGAGAACACCACGAACCAAGAACACTTCGTCGCTTGCACCTGAAGAAAGGAACGAAGCATTATCTGTGAACATTGGCATGCCGTATGCCTCAGAACCAGTTAGAACGTGCTTACCGCCGATGAAGTAAACAGATCCTTCGGCATCACCAGGGAAACGTGAAGAGAAAGATGAAGAAACCTTGAAACCGGCATTAGTTACAGTTCCTTGAGTTCTGGTTGTGTCAATATCAGCAATAGTTGTATTTGCACCAGCACCAAGAACACGAACGAAAGAAACAGCGTTCTTACTTTCAAGGAATTTTTGCACAGTATAAGTTGATGGATGTTTGCTATCCAACTCACCGAAAGTGGTTACGAAATCTGAGAAAGTTCCAACTACAACTGGAACAAATGCTGGACCTTTCAAAGAAGATCCGATCACACCTGCTGGAACGCCTGTTGGTTGTTGTGAGGTTCTTGTAAGGTCAATCTCTCTTGGATAAAATCCTGGAGTTTTGAAAATCTGGTCTGCCATTCTTGGGTTCCTTTTTCACGAAGACTAAATCTTGTCTTCCTTCTAATTAGGACTTGAATTGTCGTAATACTGCCGCTTCACTTATTCTTCAATACTATTTGCTGGATAAGTTCAAAATCGTTTGTGTAGAAAATCGACTCACCCTTTAGATTGAAACGTTGAAGAACTGGCACATATCGGAAAAACGTCTTTCCTGTCCTTTTATCTACAAATTCTTTCTTGACTAAATACTTCCTATCAGTTGTATCTTTCTGTTTAGTTTTCGGATTTTCTTGAATATCAGAAAGAATGAACTTGTCCTCAACTCCGAGAGCAACGGGCTCCCTCTCAAGGTTTTCTGATTTGTGTACGTCATTCTCCATATTGTGGAAGTCAAATACAATGTCTGGAGCACTGATCCATTTTCTAACAGGCACAGGCTGCCCTGGGGCGTTCGTAGCAAGGATGTAGCCCTTTACTTTCATATTGATGGTGTATCTTAGGACACGGCGGTTATCTTTGAAGTCATCAAAGTTGTCACCACTTGCCATCTGATCTTCAACGTAAGCCAAGAACCAATAGCCTTTATCAGTATTTATTCGAAACATCTTGTCTTGAGGAAGATAAGAAGACATGAATGTTTCAATCATATAGGTCATGTGCTCTGTAAATGAAGTCCAAAACACAATCTCATAAGTTGCTGTAAAAAACTGAGGTTGTGGTATCGTATAGATTTCATAGATGTTTGCTGTTGATTTCAACTTCGGTTGAAGAAGTCCCCCTTGAATAACATCTTCTTCATACTGATCGATTCCCGTCTCTCTTGACGTTTCAGGAAGGTTCATATTTTCCAAGGCAAACTTGTTCAAATAGTTTTGAAAGTCTCTGTCCTTGTCGGAAAGTTTCTTTGAAATCGTCAATGTACCTGTCTGTTGGTTTATTCCTCGACCATTGATATCCTCAGTGGTCTGTTCAATGCCGCGGCGTCTAATTGAGATAGCTGGAAGAATTATTCTTCCATCCTTATCTTTCAAAGGTTTCAGTTGTTTTGCTGTAGCAAATCTTTCTCCAGTTGCAAAGATAACACTTGGTTTCTTTACATCAACAGCTCCATTTGATGTCCGAACCTTAGCAATTGTAAATGGAATTTCACGATTGAATAGGTTAAACATTCCTTCATCTGCATCAGTGATTCCGCATGGAGGAATGGTAAAATCAGTTGATGGAATATCCTCATATCCCGAATTCAAATGAGGTTTAGGGTCTGAAGGATCCCTTTCGATATTGAAACGAGTTGAGTTTTTGTTTTGAGACATATCAATAAATAGATAAACCCCAAGAGGAATATCGATTTAGGATAATGAATGGAACATAACCAATTAGAGAAGAGCTCAGACCCATGAGGGGTCATTCATTCTTATTGAGCCTGTTTCTTGGGAGGAGCAACAGTTGGAGCTTGATTTCCAGGGGTTTGTGCTGATGTTTTTGTTTTCACAGGTTTTCTAGTAGCACTGTCAGAACCAATCGACTTACCATCTTTTGCATACTCTGTATTTGCTGTGTTTTTGTCAAAACCATAATCCAAAAGAACAACACGACCATCTGGAGTTTTGCCCCAATGATCATGGAACTTCATATCACCACGAATAAGACCCTTCTTGACAAGGTTGTTGATAGCATTCAAGAAAATCAAGTCTTGTTTTGCTTTGACTTTCTGTTCAGGTGTTGACATTTTAGATTGATCAATGTCTGATGGTTCCCATTGATCACCCATTGCATATCCGATAATCTCAGAAGAATATCCTTTGATTTTCTCAAACTCATTCCAAGATGTAAGAGGACGAACAAGTTGAGCCAT